TAAGTAAGTTTAGAAAATTTATTGCTGCCATTAATGATGAGCAATGGATTGAAGCATCTGTTGAAATGATGGATAGCAGATGGGCTAATCAAGTTGGTCCAAGAGCTGAAAGACTAAAGGAAATAGTTTTAAGTCAAGCCAATTGAGAGCATAATAACAAATCTTTGGATATATATTCTAAATATAGTAAATAATAAATATGAATCATAAAATAGAACTTTTCGACTTTCAACAGGAAGTTTTAATAGATCCTGCTAGGTTTAAAGTAATGGCATCTGGAAGAAGAGTTGGTAAATCATATTTAGCAGCCGTTGCTGCATATCAACATTGTTTAGAACAATCAAATAGAAGAGCTTTAATTATTGGACCTACTGTTTCAATGATTAGAGAATCTATATGGACAACATTAAAAAGTCTTGTGCATCCTGATCATATAAATGGGTATCCAAGAGAAATAGATTTAGAAATAAGATTTATTAATGGTTCCAAGATTACCTTAAAAGGGTTTGATAGACCAGACAGTTTAAGAGGTATATCACCATCACCTACATTTATTGTGCTTGATGAGTTTGCATATATTAAACAAACTGCATTTACAGAAGTTATATTACCTATGACATCTGATCCACAACGAAGAGCAAGTGTATTTGTAATAAGTACACCAAAAGGAATAACCAATGACTTTTATAAGTTATGGGTTAAAGGTCAAGAAGATAAAACAGGCTTATGGAAGTCTTGGCAGTTTACTGCTGAAGATGTTAGGCCTGATATGAAAGAAGAAATTGAACTTGCTCGGGTTACAATGGATGAAAAAAGTTTTAATCAAGAATATTGCGCCACCTTTAATAATACTGGTGATGCTGTATTTTATAATTTTAATCGTAATATACATGTTACTGATAACCTGTTGCCAATAGAGCCAGGTGAGCCAATACATATTAGCATTGACTTTAACGTCAAAATAATGGCTTCAACAGTATGGTGCCACCGTGGTAACCAATTACATGCAATGGACGAATTTTATGGTAATGCTGATACTTACCAATTAATAAGATCTATAAAAGGTCGATATAAAAATAGAGATATAATATGTTACCCTGATGCTTCAGGTAGGGCTATGAAAACCAGTGCTTCAACAGGTACAACAGATTTTAGTATATTAAGAGATGCTGGATTTAAAGTCTTAGCTAGGTCAAAGCAACCACCATTAGTGGACAGTGTTAATGCTGTTAATGCTTTGTTAAAAGATGCTAAAGGTAATACAAGATTATATTTTAATAAACAAAAGACTCCAAGGACAATTGCTTCAATTGAGACAACAACTTGGAAAGAAGGTTTTACCAGTGGTATGGACAATGCTATAATTGATAAATCAAAAGGTGTTGAACATTATTCTGATGGTATTAGATATATATGTGAATTTTTATATCCAATAGGTAAACATAAACCACAAATTATCCGTGATAGGTCGTGGTCATTTTAAGCCGTGCTTAAATAATCAATATAATATAATAAAGTTAATCAATGGTAGCTGTAATCAAACGGCACTTAACCATTGGTGTTTAAGGCTTATTTAAATTTTTGTGGTCCGAAAGCAATAGATTCGGTCCGAGCTTTTTCAATTTTACAGCCTAGAGCCCAGCAAATACTATATTTAGCAAGGTAAGCGTGGCTGTACGACTGTAGCGCTTTCAATCATTATAGAACTGACTGACCGCTTATGGGGCCTCGGGGCGTGCTAGGCGTGAGGGGGACTAGATCCCTCTTTTGGCGTCGGGCTGTGTGGCCAATCGCACTTTGACGAACACCAATTTCTTTTGATCTTGGATCGGCCAAATCAAAAATTATTTTAATTAACCGAGCCAAACGTTTTGGTTCATTCTAAAGTTTAGGAAAACACAAATGGCAATTACATATAAAAACAGTTCGATAGTTAAATCCTCATCGACTGCCAAAGGCCCAGGATATCCAAATGATGAATACCTGAGTCAAATAAACGAATGGAAACGAAACAGAGCTTTGATCCAAGGTCCATCTTATACTAAGGATTATGATTCTGTGCCTTCAAGTGATAACTTGTTGCTTCCGTTTAACCCAACAATGACACAAGAACAATATGATTTTTATAAAGCAGAAGCTGAAGTACCGGGCGTATCTTCAGAATTTGTTAAAATGATTATTGGTGGTTTATTAAGAAAACAACCATTATTAGAAATTGACGGGGCTCCAGAAGGAGCTAAGCAATGGATATTAGATGATGTAGGTTCTGACAAAAGTAACTTAATATCGTTTTTATCTACTGCTTTATGGGAAGAATTACAAACATCAAGAGCTTTTATACAAATTGATTATCCAACAATTGATTTAGAAAGTTTATCACCAGAAGATAGAAAACAAGTTAAGCCTTATCCATTATTGCATCATGCTGAAAATATTGTTAACTGGTCAACAGCTACTGATATGAAAGGCCAAGTCAAACTAGATAGTTTAATTACTAGATATTTTGTACTTGAATATGATCCAAATAGTCCTTATCATCCAAAATATGTTGACACTGTACAAGTGCACAAATTAAATGAGCAGGGTTTATATGTAATTGATACATTTATTAGAAATACATCTGATACACCAACATTTATTGATGGTGGAGTTGATTATACATTTGATCAATTAACAGATGACTGGATTTTACAAGGTACAAACGAAAATTTATTTATTAATGGCGAAAGAATGGACTTTATACCGTTCTTTCCTTTAAATGGTTCAATTGAAACAGTTGATCCATTAATGACTGCCATTGTTAACAGAGAAATAGCTTTATATAATAAAATTTCAAGAAGAAACCATTTATTATATTTAAGTGCAACTTATACTCCGGTTGTTAAATCTGATTCATTAACAGAATCTGAAAAATCTGATCTTGTTAAGCAAGGTTTAGGTACTTGGTTATTTGTTAATAAAGATGATACTGTTGAAACATTACAAACACCAACTAATGCTCTTTCTGATATGGAAGCTGCCATTAAAGGTGGTTATGATGAATTAACAAGAATTGGTGTAAAAATGTTAAGTTTAGAGCCTAACAATTCGGATTCTTCCGGTGTTGCCTTAAGCTTAAGAAATGCTTCACAAAATGCTGCTTTAGCAAGTTTAAATGCTAAAATATCTGAAAGCATGAAAAAAATTATAAAATATCTCATAAATTGGAGATATGATATTAACATAACTGAACAAGATATAAGGTTCAATTTATCATCTGACTTTAATGCTACACCAAGAGGTAGTGATTGGATGAGATTAATTACTGAATGGTATCAAAATGGATTAATTCCAAGATCAACATTCTTAGAAGTTGCTAAAAATAATGATGCAATTCCTACAGATTATGATGATACTAAAGGTAATGATGAAATATCTAATGATGATAAAATAGTTTCTCCTAGAGAACAATATCAACAAGAATTAAATGTTATTCAAGGTAATAGTACTACCGAAGAATAATTGAGGAGGCTACTATGAAATGGTGGCAATTTAATTCAATAATCTTAATTTTAATGTTCCTCTTTGCTGCATGGCAAGGGGGACATTTTAACGGATTATGAAAAGGAATTTATGGAAAAATGATTAATAATGAAACTGTAGTAACTGCTGGTTTATTTGGTGTAACCGCAGGCATAACTACGCAGTCTATGATTGCTATATTAGTTGGTGCAATAGCCGTTGGGGTTGTTCAACCATTTTTTAGAGTATTATGGACTAATAAATTAAACCAAGAAATTAGAAAGAATAAATGTCCTTCTTGTAAAAGGAAGAAAAGAAAAAAATAAATGAAAATATCTGAAAATACAAGCATTGCTATGCCAATGAAAAATATGTTAGCAATAATTGCGGCAGTTGCAATGGGTGTATTTGCATATACAGAAGTTACAGCTAGACTAACAAGTTTAGAAACTAGTAGAGAATTATTTCAAGCAGATTTATTAAAAAAGTCTGAACAAAAGCCAACAGATCAAGAACAATTTATGTTAATTGAAAGTTTGTTTGCTGATGTAGAAAAATTAATTAAAACACAAGAACAAAATATGACCAATAAGGTCAATATTGAATTTTTAAAAACACAATTAGAAAAAGCCTTGGATGATATTGAAAAATTAAAAGAAAAGGTTAGAAAAAACGGAACACATTAAAATGATTGAAACTGTCATAGCGCTTTTGATGATAGTAAATAATGAAATAAAAGAGCATAGAATCCAATTATCTATGTCTGAATGTCTTAAAGGAAAAAGAATTGCTTCAAGAATAATAGATGATAATGTTGAATATCAATGTATAAAATCAAAAGCTGAAACCGAGTCAAACATTGATGGTTCAAAATCAATAAGGAAACTAATATTAGAATAATGAAATACATATTGTACATAAGTTTAATAATGTACTTAATATCAATAACAATATTAACTGCAAAAGCAGTAGTATTAATTTAAATAGGCAAAGGTATATAAATAATGATAATAGAAGATAGAGATAATTTACTGACAGATTTCGGTAAAACTACATTAAAGGACAGGTATTTACTACCAGAAGAAAATAGTCCCCAAGAAGCATTTTTAAGAGCGGCGAAAGCTTTTTCTGATAATGACGAAATGGCACAAAGAATTTATGATTATTCATCTAAATTATGGTTTATGTATTCAACGCCGATATTAAGTAATGGTGGTACAGAGCGAGGTATGCCAATTTCATGTTTTTTAAATTATGTTGCAGATAGTAGAGAAGGATTAACTGGTCATTATACTGAAAATGCTTGGTTAACATCTATTGGTGGTGGTATTGGTGGCTATTGGGGTCATATTAGATCTGATGGAACTAAAACATCAGGTGGATCTCAATCATCAGGTTCTGTTCCTTTTTTAAAAGTTGTAGATTCAGAAATTATGGCATTTAGTCAAGGTAAAACTAGAAGAGGTAGTTATGCCGCATATATGGATATATCACATCCAGAAATATTAGAATTTTTAGATATAAGAAAACCATCAGGTGGAGATATACATAGAAAATGTCTTAATTTACATCATGGTATTAATATTACTAATGATTTTATGGAACTTATTGATAAATGTATTCAAGAGCCTACATATGATGATACTTGGAGTTTAATTGATCCTCATACAAAACAAATTGTAAAAAAGGTCTCAGCTAGAGACTTGTGGCAAAAAATATTAGAAAATAGAGTTGCTACTGGTGAGCCATATATTTGCTTTATTGATCATATTAATGATGCATTGCCTGAACAACAAAAGAAATTAGGATTATCAGTTAAACATTCAAATTTATGTACTGAAATTACATTACCTACTGATGAAGATAGAACAGCAGTTTGTTGTTTATCTTCTGTTAATTTAGAAAAGTATGATGAATGGAAAAATGATAAATTATTTATTTCTGATATTGTTAGATTTTTAGATAATGTATTACAAAGTTTTATAGATAGGGCTCCTGATAGTGTATTTAGAGCAAAATTTAGTGCAACTCAAGAAAGATCTATTGGTTTAGGTGCAATGGGTTTTCATGCTTATTTACAAAAAAATAATATTCCATTTGAATCTGTTATGGCTAAATCTAAAAATAAAATAATGTTTAAACACATAAAAGATGAAGCTGTAAAAGAATCTCAAAGATTAGCTGTAAAAAGAGGTGAAGCTCCGGATATGGAAGGCACTGGAATGAGAAATGCTCATTTACTTGCTGTTGCTCCTAATGCTTCAAGTTCAATTATTTGTGGAACTACTTCTCCAAGTATTGAACCATTTAGAGCTAATGCTTATGTACAAAAAACTATGTCAGGTTCTTTTTTAGTTAAAAATAAGTTTTTAGAAAAATTATTAGAATCAAAAGATTTAAATAATGAAAAAACTTGGACTACAATTTTAGCTAATAGAGGTTCAATTTTACATATAAAAGAATTGTCTGATTATGAAAAAGATGTATTTAAAACATCAATTGAAATTAATCAATCATGGGTAATTGAACATGCAGCTGATAGACAAAAACATATTTGTCAAGGTCAATCATTAAATATATTTGTACCTGCTGATGTAGATATAAAAGAATTACATGATATACATATGTTAGCATGGAAGAAAAAATTAAAGACTTTATATTACTGTAGAAGTGAAGCAATTAAACGTGCTGAATTAGTAAGTAAAAAAGTTGAAAGAACAATAATACCTGAAGCTGATTGTTTAGCTTGTGAAGGTTAAGGAATAATTATGATTAAAAAAAAATTAACTATAACACAAAAATATCGTCAACTTAAAAAACAGACAGAACAAGCTGGAATGAAAGTTAAAGAAGAAGATGGTAAAATTGTTGTTACTGGAAAACCAAAAAGGAAATAAATGAGTTTATTTGATACTAGAAATTATTATAAACCTTTCGAATATGAATGGGCGTTTGAAGCATATGATACAATGCAGAAGATGCATTGGCTTCCTAGTGAGGTTCCTTTACATGAAGATGTAAGAGATTGGAATGAAAGATTAACTGAAGAAGAAAAAAATTTAATATCTCAAATATTAAAATTCTTTACTCAAGGTGATGTAGATATAGCACAAGCTTATTTAGATAGATATATTCCAAAATTTAAACCACCTGAAGTTAGAATGATGTTAGGATCTTTTGTTGCATCTGAATCTAATCATGCACATAGTTATTCATTATTAAATGATACTATTGGTGAAACACAATTAACTAATTTTAAAGCATTTCAAGAATATAAAGAAATGGCTAATAAACATGAATACCTTTTTAAATCTAAAGGTAAAGGTGTTGAAGGTTTAATTAGAGATATTGCATGTTTTTCTGCATTTGGTGAAGGTTTACAATTATTTGCATCATTTGTAATGCTTTTAAATTTTCAAAGATTTGGAAGAATGAAAGGAATGTGCCAAATAGTTACTTGGTCAATTAGAGATGAAACACATCATGTTGAATCTATGATTAAATTATTTCATACATTAATAAAAGAAAATCCACAAGTTTGGACAGAAACTTTTAAAGCTGAATTATATCAAACGGCCCGGGATATGGTAGATTTAGAAGATAAATTTATTGACTTAGCTTTTGAAATGGGCGGCATTAGAGGATTAAAACCTGAAGATGTTAAAAAATATATAAGATATATTGCAGATAGAAGATTATTACAATTATCTTTAAAACCAAATTATAAAGTAAAAGACAATCCATTAAGTTGGCTTGATTGGGTAATTAATGGTGTTGAACATACTAATTTCTTTGAAAATAGAGCTACTGAATATAATAAAGGTTCTATGACTGGAAATTTGTGGGGATAATATGAAATTTATGTTAACTATATATATTTGTTCGGCAATTGCTCAACAATGTAGTACTGGTATAATTAAACCAACTGAATATAAAGATTGGAATGATTGTTTACAAAACGGTTATTCTGAATCTCAGTTGATTTTATCTAAATATACACCAGATCAAATTAATGAATATCAAATGCTAACAAAATTTACATGTATTGAATCTGAAAACAAAGGAGTTTAATTATGGCTGAATATCAAGGTCGTAAAGTAACTTTAAACAAACCTATGCGTGGTGATGTAAAAAAATTTAAAGTTTATGTCAAAAATCCAAAAGGTAATGTTGTAAAAGTAAATTTTGGTCATGGTGGTACAACAGCTAAAAAAGCTGGTCAAAAAACTATGAGAATAAGAAAAAATAACCCTGGAGCTAGAGCTAGTTTTAGAGCAAGACATAATTGTGCTAGTCCTGGTCCAAAAACAAAAGCAAGATATTGGTCTTGCAAAGCATGGTAAGGAGATAAAATGGCTTATAAAAGAAAAAGTGTTAAAAGTAAGAAAAAAGGATCAAACGGTTTAACTGCAAAACAAATGAAGCTTCCAAAAGCTTTAAGAGATAAAATTATTGCGGCTAAAAAACGAGGTAAATAATGGCTTATAAAAAGAAAAAAGGTTCAGCAGGTAAAGCTTGTTGGAAAGGTTACCGAAGAGGTAAAGGTAATTCTTGTATTAAAATGAAAAAGAGATAATATAATGATTAAAAATTTCAAAGACATAGTAATATTATTAATTACAAGTGGTGTTTTAATTTTATTAGGAACCATTATTGTTGGAGATTATTATGTTGCTTTACAAGAAAATAGACCTGTAGATGAAAGTGTAATAACACTTATGAAAATGTCAGTTACTGGATTAATTGGTGTTATAGGTGGATACATTGGAGGAAGTAAAACATGAATAAATCAAAATGTTGTTGTCAAGTAAGAGCACAAAGAAAAAGAAAAATGACAATAAGAAGGAAAAGAAGAAGATAATATGATAATACAAAATAAACAAGAAGAGAATAGAACAATAACTATTAATGATAAAAAATATTATGAAAAGGATTTAAACGAAAATATGAGAAATAGTTTAATTGCCTTATCAACACAAAAAACTAATAAAGCAAGATTAGAAATTGACGTAAATAATGCTCAAATTTTAATTGATCATCATGGTAAAATAGTTGATGAAGAACTTGCTAAAATTAAATCTATAGATTAAAGGATATTAAATGTCTATAAATGATGATGTATATTCAAGAATGCTGAAACATCGTGCATTGTTGACTCTTTACGAAAAGAGATTGGATACTGAAATTGATAAAATTTTAGCGTCACACAAAATAAGGTTACAACGAATTGTAGCATTATCTGGTACAGCAAATATAAATGCTTTAACTAGAAAATTAAATACTGAAATTCGTTTAACTTATAAAAAAATATATAAAGATGGTATTAGTGAATTAAATAAACTAGTTGGAGTTAGTGCTAGATTTTACAAAAGTATATTTGCTAGATCTTTAAATAATATTTATAAAGCTAAAGGTGTAAAAGATACTTTAAAAGTTAATGATTTGATTATAAAATCCAATGGAACATATAGTCAACAATTAGCATCAATAAGTATTTTAGAACAAAGAAAAATAAAAGGTATAGTCAAAAATGGAATGACTCAAAATAAAGCTATGATAAATATAGCTCAAGATGTAGGTAAAAGCGGATTAGCTGCTTCTACTGTACAATTAAAAACATTAACAAGAACTGCAATAACTGAAACATCTAATTTTGTATCAAATACAACATATAAATTAAATGATGATGTTGTTCAAGGTTACCAATATGTGGCTACCTTAGATAGTAGAACTAGTTTAATTTGTGGAAGATTAGATGGTAAAGTTTATTCATTAAGTAATAAAAATGCACCACAACCACCACAACATTTTAATTGTAGATCAACAACTATACCTGTAATAAAAAGTGCTAATCAATTATTAAATACAAATAATAATAGATTACAAAAACGAAAAATTGCTGGATTATCTGATAGTCGTCGTGCCTCTATCAATGGTCAAGTACCAGGTAAAACAACTTATCCGGAATGGTTATCAAGCCAACCGAATGAAGTTAAACTGGCTGTATTAGGAAACCAAAAAAGAGTTACTTTATTTAACTCGGGAAAAGTTAAATTTTCTCAATTTTCTAATAAAGATGGTAAATTAATTTCGTTAAAACAATTAGAAGAATTATCAAATTAATCTTTTGTTTTAAATTAAAATATAACTAAGGCCGTGTCCAAAGGAAACATAATGTCAGAAAACATTGAAAATAATACTCAAGTAAAAGAAGAAAAAGTAAATGAAACTAAACAACCAGATATAAAACAAATGGTTGATGATGAGGTTTCAAAAGCTATATCTAATATTAAAGTAAATTTAGATAATGCATATAAAGAAAGAGATGAAGCTTTAGGTCAAATTGAAAAAATTAAAGTAGAGAAAAGACAAGCTGAAATTTCTAGCCTTGAACAACAAGGTAAACATTCTGAAGCTATGCAAATAAAACTAAATGAAGTTAATGCTAAACTTGAGGCATATGAACAAAAGAACACAGAATTGAGCAGAGATAATGCCGTGCGTACTCAGCTTAATGCTTTAAACTTTAAATCTGAAAAAGCCGCTAATATGGCCTATTCAGATATTGTAAATAGTTTAAAGAAAGACGCTACAGGAAATTGGGTGCATGAAAGTGGTCTAAGTATAAATGAGACTGTGTCAAATTATGCTAAAGATGATAACAATGCATTTTTATTTTCTGTTAAAGCGAATATGGGAACTGGAATAACTCCAGCCAAACCAAGTACAGGAATTAATCCTGTAGGATCTATAAAAGATATGTCAACTGATGAAATGCTTAATGCTATTGCAAAAGGGCAAGTAAAAGTTGACGGAGATTGGTCTGAATAGACTATCTTTTATAATAATAACCGCACATATGTGCATTAAATAATAAAAGGAAAAATAATAATGGCTGTAACAAGTTCAAATTTTAATAACATTGCGAGAGCAATTTCTGCTTACGAACAAGCAGGAAGAGCTGATGCTGCGTTATTAACATCAACTGCTATGGTTGGTTCTGACGCAAGAATTAACGATTCAGGTGAAAATTACACTGGTACATTAAGATGGTTAGATTTCTCTGACCCTTCAACTTACCATAAACAAGATGAAACTGCTGCGAATAAAAATCTAAATGAAATGGCAGTATCAAACAAATCAGCAGTATATATCAAAAATATTGATCATATCGCTGCACAAGAAATGTCAGTTCAAAAGCTTATTTCAAAAGTTGACGGTTTATCATACTTAGGCTCTCAATTTGCTTCAGTTAGAGCAAGAAGAGAAGATCTACAATTAAGATCTATCCTAAATGGTGTTGCTGACAAAATTTGGGGTGCTACTACAATTGGTACTTCTGACGCTGCTGCTAAAGTTGGTACTTTTGGTTTTTACACTGGTTCTGATGCAAGTGATAACCCTAATCCGTTATTCGCTAATTCTACTGGTGCTAGCCAATCAAGAAGCACTTTCTTTGATACTCTATTAGATGCTATCACAGAAGTAAAAGGTGAATTTGAAGAGCCTTTCTACTATTTAGTAGTAACTACTGAAACTTACAACATTATGAGAAAAGAAAACGTTCTTGATGTTGCTCCAGTAGTTGACGGTAACTTCAATTTCTCTACTATTCTTGGTGGAAAAATTAGACTTATTATTAACAACCAATCATTAACTGCAAATTTACCGGCAGGCTTAAAAGTTTCTTACATGTGTAAAGCAGGATCTGTACATTATTCTGATATTGCACAAATGAATCCAACTGCGATTGAAAGAGATGAATTAGCTGGTAATGGTGGCGGTCTTGTGACTGTTTTATCTAGATGGGGTAATATAATGCACCCTAAAGGTTTCTCATGGGCTGGAAGTGCAACTGCATATCCTGCAAATGCTGATCTTGCTCTAGGTACAAACTGGACAGTACATGCTACTAACGTTAACCAAATTGGTTTATTCCCAATTTATCACGGTTAATATTATAACTATTAGATACGGAGAAAAATAATGGCTTTACAAAAAGGAATCAATTCATTTGTAACTATAACAGAAGCAGAAAGTTATTTCTATGATAGACTTAACCAAAGTTCTTGGGATAGTGCAACAGATGAAACTGTTGAACGAGCTTTAGTAACAGCCACAGGAATTCTCGATGACTTGGATTGGGGTGGTGAAGCTGTGCCAACTACCTCATACCCTTTATCATGGCCTAGAGATATTACCTACTGGGATAGTAAATCCGGTGGATATGAAACTTTAGAAGATGATAGAAGTACAACAAGTTATGGAACTTTTCCTGAAGATATCAAAAAAGCGACCTATGAACT